TTAATTGACTTTAACTCTTTTGTTACACCAGGCTCAACCCACTCTTCATTATACTTCTTAGGTTCTGAAACTGGTTGAGAACCACCAGATAATATACCGCTGTAAGCGTTGTCGTAAACTTGAGAATCGCCCTTTTCTGCAGATAAGCCCGGTTCGTAGCTGTATTCGTATCTCTTACCCTTAATAATCCAAGTATAGTGACCACCCAATTGGTTAGCGTAAGAAATATCTTCATCTAAAATTTCAGTTACTTCATACCACTTAGCACCTCTTGGATTTACTCTACCTCTACCGTATTCAGTCAATGCAAATACATCGCCCGATTTTGGTTGCGTTTGTTGGTACTGAGTTTCCCAAACATTTGCCATTTCTGTTCTTATGTTTAAGCAATCTTCAGTATTTAAATTGTCTGGTACACCTGCAGATAATTCTTGAGTTGGTGAAACGTAATCAATACCTAAATCGTAGAACGCATCTTGGAATGCTGAAATGTGCATACGAATAGTAATATCATCATCAGCTTGAAAACCAAACTTAGAAAGTACATTAGCATTTTCTGTCAATTCTACTATTACATTGACATCAACACCAGGCATAAACGACTGAGTTGGATCTTCACCGTAGAAATTATCAGCACTTAGTACGTTATATGCATTTACATAATAGGTAATTCTTGTACCATATTGTGCAATCTGTTCTCTATAATAGTTACTAAACAGATACTGTTCATTGCCTGTTGTGTCTTTATCGACATATCTAAAACAGGTTTGGTCTGTATCTAATATACCAGGAAATTGAGCAGGTCCTGAAACTCCTGGATATGGACAATCATTACTCATATTATTGTTTTTCTAATACCCATTTACCATGTCTTCCGTCAAAGTAAAATCTCATATTCATTTTACCACCTAACGTTTTCATTTCATTGTGTGATGGCATTCTACCTTTTAAAAATGTTCTAACGATATATTCTATATCTTTTTGATCACAATGAAATCTACCCGGTCTGGTTTTTAATACTTCCACTTTATGGTTCTTTGTGTTATCGTTTACATGTCTCTGTGCTACAGTGTTTAAGTGAGCTTTATTACCATCAGTAGCTCCTATCATGGGCTTACGGTGACGTGGGTTAAATCCTTTTAAACTTAATTGAGCTTTGTGAAACTCCTTAAACAGCATCATGTTATTATTTAATACAGACAAAAAGAAAGCCGCTATTGCTAGCGGCTTAATTTTGAATCTACTTAATTCTATTAAGAGGAGCCTGTAACACCAAATGCTGGCTGATTTCTGCCCTTAATCATGCTCTTTGGTACGTTTGATGTAGCACCTGTCTTTGTTAAGTCAAGTCCTGCACTGTCTGGTACTTCTGAGCCATCTGCATCTACTTTATACTTAAAGCCTGAATATTTAGCCTTATTAGCGCCAACTTTCATTAGCTTCTTTGTTTCTTCACCTGATTGAGTTGATGAAACATCGTACTTTGCTTTATTAACCATCTGTAAACCGTCATTATCTGGAACTTCTTTTCCGTCAGCTTCTGGTTTTGTTACTTTATATTGAACGCCTGAAGCTTCCTTCATCGTTTCACCATCTTCATCTTCTGAATCTTCCTCTTCTGAATCCTCTTCTTCAGATTCTTCATTGTCTTCATCTTGAGCTTCAGTCTCGTCTGTCATTTCAGTTTCACCTTCGTGATGCTGTTCTTCATCTGAGCCAAGCACTGCCATTAAAGCATCGTGTAGCTTTTGAGCTAAATCTTTTGATAAAGTAATTGTTACTTCATCGCCACCTTCTTCACCGTGTGCACCAGCGTCTGGTGTAACACCGAGTGCTTCGAGGTCTTTATCGTCCTCACCCATAACTTCTTCAAATAACTGATTAAAAGTAGATTTCATGTAATTATTTATTAAGGTGTTCGTTGATTTTTCCATATTTTTATCAAATTTTTCATCCACATCAAAGACATTCAATGCTGCTACATAAGGTCTGTCAGCTTTGTCTTTTGGTGTCATGGTCTTGAGATCATCAATTTTTCTATTAAAAGCTGGACCATCAAAATTGCCAGTTACTTCTGGACCAGATGTATCTTTGTGAGCAATGTCACCGGCTTTTGGATCGTTTAACTGAACAGGTCCTTTGCCTGGCTTCTTTCCAAACTTAGCTGTTTCTTTTGGAAGTGTCTTTTCATTTAGGACTTTAGTTGTATAAGCGTCCCAGATCTCTAATAGATTATGTGCCATAATGTGTTAAATATTTATATCGCCCGTGCTTAAAAACAAACAGAACTACCTGAATAACCCAAATCTACCAGCTGTAGATTCACAGTTTGAGTATACGCCGGAGATGTTGGCTGATCTTAAAAAGTGCGCCGTAAACATACTCTACTTTGCAGAAAAGTACTTCTATATAGTATCTCTTGATGAAGGTAAAAAGTGTATTGAGTTACATTTATGCCAAAAAAGAGTGCTTAGAAAGATGAGAGATAATAGATTCTTTATATTACTAGCATCTAGACAGATTGGTAAAGCTTTGGCATTGGACACCAAAATACCTACTCCTTTAGGGTGGACTACCATTGGAGATATAAAACAAGGTGATAAAGTATATGGTATAGATGGTAAACCATGTAATGTTGTGTATGCTCATGATATTTTAGAAAATAGAGATTGTTATAAATTAACTTTTGACAATGGTCAAGAAATTGTAGCTGATGCAGAACACTTATGGTTCACTGAAACCAAACAAGAACGAAAAACAAACGGTAGTGTTAAAACTACACAGCAAATATTTGAAACGTTAAATTATGGTGATGAGCCTAATCATAGGATATCATCTTGTATAGATGGGGTGGAAGGAATAAAAAAAGACTTACCTATAGACCCATATGTACTTGGTGTTTGGTTAGGTGATGGTAGTAATGATGGGGCTACTATAACTGTTGGTAAGAGAGATATTGCTGATATGTTAGATATTTTAAAAAATCAACAAAAACAATTTGATAAATTAACTTTACATGAATATAGTACAGACGTTTATACTTTAAGAATATCAGTAAATGATAATGTAAAAACAAAAAGCTTATCTACATTGTTGAGTGAATGTAATTTAAAAAACAACAAGCATATCCCATTAAATTATTTGTTAGCTAGTAGAGAACAGAGACTACAATTACTTCAAGGATTAATTGATAGTGATGGATATATTAATAAAACCGGTATATGTCAATTTTATAATACAAATATTGATTTAGTAAAACAAACCAAAAAGTTGGTTGAAAGTCTTGGCTATAAAGTTACGTACAAAGAATACACTCCTAAATTAAATGGAGTTGAATGCAATAAAGCTGCATTTATAACATTTAAGCCAATTGAATATGTTTGTAGATTAGCATTTAAACGTAATAGAATACAAATTAAACCTTTTGAAGTTAATTCAAAATTTAGAAACCAGTGGCATTATATTAAAAATGTTGAAAAAGTACAGTCAGTACCTGTAAGGTGTATAACGGTTGACAGTAAAGACAGTTTGTATCTTGTTGGTGATCAATATGTACCAACTCACAACACCACGTTAATGACAATCTATGCACTATGGATTGCATGTTTTCAAAAAGATCAATCTATATTAATTGTAGCAAATAAAGAAGGCACTGCTATAGAAATCTTTAGAAGAATAAGATTAGCATATGAAGAACTGCCAAATTGGTTAAAGCCTGGTGTAAAGGAGTACGGAAAAACGTCCATGGCATTGGCAAACGGATGTAGAATTGGTATATCAACCACGACAGGCACCGCTGCAAGAGGTCAATCTATCAACTGTCTTATATTAGATGAGTTAGCTTTTATTGAGCCGCATTTAGTTGATGAATTCTGGAAATCGGTTTATCCAATCGTTTCATCATCTAAGAAATCGAAAATCTTTATAGCTTCCACTGCAAATGGTACGGGTAATCTGTTTCACAATTTGTACTCCGGAGCTGAAACAGCTAAAAACGGTTGGGCATGTGATAAAATTTTGTGGAATGAAATTCCAGGTAGAGATGAAAAGTGGAAACAACAAACTGTTGCAACTATTGGTAGTTTAGATGCATTTAATCAAGAGTTTAATTGCGAATTTTTAGATTCAGGTGAAAGTTCCTTAAATGACGAATTATTTGAAAAATTATCAGTGTATGTAAAAGAACCACTTTATGTAATGGAAGAGGGAAGGTATCTTATATGGGAAGAACCATCTGATAATAAAATTTACACTGTGGGGGTAGACGTTAGTGAAGGTGTCGACAAGGACGCTTCTGTTATACAAATAATGGACGTCACTGACCTTACTAATATAAAACAAGTTGCTTGTTACCATAATAATGGCATATCGCCAGTTAACTTTACAAGTAAGTTAAACGAAATTTTAACACAATGGGGTAAACCTCTTGTTTGCATTGAGAGAAATAACTGCGGTGCTCAAGTTGTAGACAATTTAAGAGCTCAATTTGACTATGATAATATAGTATCATGGGGAGCTTCTACCGCTGGTAGAGAAAAAGACGTACTTGGTATAGTATCTCATACAAACACCAAATACACAGGCATTACTAATTTAAGATATTGGGTTAATCAGTTAGAAGTGGTACAAGTTAGAGATATGTCACTATTAAAAGAGTTTAAAACGTTTGTAAGACACCCTAACGGTACTTGGTCAGCTAAAAAAGGTGCTGGCTATCATGATGATAGAGTTATGTCATTGGTTTGGTCTCTTATTATATTAGAGAAGGGTATAGTAGAAAAGCATTTTGAAGTTATACAAACAGATTTTAATGGTAGACCTTTAAAATTAAAGCAATTAGATTTTGGTATTAAATATTATACGAACCCTAACTCTTTCTATAATGATAAAGATGGCACAGCATCTGCAATGCCATCAATTATTTCAGATAGAGCAAATGTTGACGATGACTTGGCTTCTTTATTGGCAGCCGGGTTTAAACCTTTACGATAATGGCAGACATACCAGTAATTCAGCAATCTACATTAAACAAAAGTAGGAAAGATAAATTTCTACTAGTGTTTAATTTACCTCCAATACTAAGAAACCACAATACTAATGACTTATCTGTAAGAGGACAAGACATTATAAACCAAAATTCTGTGCAATTTTCAGTATACGGCTCTATAGTGCCACAAATACAAGTGCCTGAATTGGTTGCTGAGTATTCCGGTCAAAGCTATAAGGTATCGTCAAATGCAAGACCACCTTACCCAAATATCACAGTTAACTTTACTGTAGACAATCAATTTAATAATTACTGGGTAATTTATTCTTGGCTCAATTTACTTAACGATCAAAAATTATCCATATACGATGCTAATGAAGATGTGCCAAGTGGTTCTATATTAGAAGGGCCAGGAAAATTAGCTGTTCCTTTACAACCTCAATCATATCAAACTGATTTTACGGTGTATGGGAAGGACGAATTTGACAACAATGTCATACAGTTTACATTCACAAAAGCATTTCCAGTATCATTGGGAAACATAGAGTATTCCTATAGAGAACCCGGGGAAATGGAGACCACTTTTGAGTTTGCCTTCTCTCAATTCTTTGCCAGTTTGATATAAAAAGTCGTCCACAGAATATAAATAATAACATATGGCTCTCTCAATTACGTCACCCGGTGTTCAGATCAATGAAGTCGATCTAAGTCAAACAGCAAACATACCGACTGGTACAAGCATTTTAGTTGCAGGCTATGCTCCTCAAGGCCCAACTGATGAAATTATTACTGTAACAAGTCTAGCAGAATGGCAAAACATTTTTGGTACACCTACCAATGCAGCAGAAAGATATTTTTACGAATCAGTACAACCACTGTTCAACACTAACGCAAGAGTTAATGCATATAGATTACCATATGGTAGTTCAAATGGACAAGGTTTTGGTTCCAATTATGGCGCATTAGTTTACCCAGTTACTGCAGTTGACGTAAATTGGCAGAACGGTACTAACCCATATTACGGTACAGGTTTAACATATTTAAATTCAAATTCAGCAAACGTTATGTACCTAGTTGGTACACCAACACACTTTGAATTAACACCAACACAATACAATAATTTACAAGGTGGTAGAGGAATTAATTGGAGTAACCAAGCTCTAGCATCATTTAACAATGTTAACCAGTTTGGTAATGCTGGTATTATTGTTTTAAATTCAGGTCAAACAGCAGTTGACAATTCATTCCAAGGCTATTATGTTGGTATTGCTGATAATTCAAATATTAACCCAGCTTCCAACTTTACAGACTTGTTAGCGGTTGAAACAGTTGCATTTAGTGCAACTTATACACAAAATTACGTTAACATTCCAACAACAAGATTAGCATTTGCGTTGTCTTCTCAGTCTGAAAACGCTTATTCATCAGCTAATAACAATGCAACATCAAATGTTGGTTCAAGTATATCACAAGTATTAGAAACTTCACCATCATTTAACATTGGTACAGATACATTTAAAGATACTTTAATATTTGGTCTGTTTAAACTCAATCAATCCAATTACAACCCTACAACAACACAATTATCTTACACATTTGTTGAAAATTATGTTGGTTCATTAGATTATTGGAGACAAATTAACCCATCTAACGGTGGTGCTCCTCAAAGCTTCTTTATTGACAATGTAAGCTTACCATCACCAAACATTGAAATCTTAGTCAATGACTTTATTTCACATAAGAATGGTCAAACTTGGTTAAACAACGTTGGTAACCCTTCAAATTATGCAAGAACAATTACAAGCGGTTATGCTAACCCAACAACGTTATTGCAACAGTTATCGGTACAGTTTGGTATAGTTAACCCAAATACAGCAACAGCTCAAATTCAAGCTCTATCAGGTTCACTAATTAAGTCATATGCAACTTTAGGTAATGTTGACGCATTGTTTACGGTTGGTGCATATGCTAATACAAATGTACAAACAAAAGACTTAGGTTCAATACCTACAAAGTTAAACAGAATGTTTGACATTGCATCAAACACAGAACAATACAATATTGACATTGCAATTGATGCAGGTGTTTCAACAATATTTGCAAACAGCCAATGGATACAAACACAAGCAACATTATCATCGACTCAAATTTACTTTGATGATTCAATTGTTGTTAATGCAGTATCTGGTTTAGCAGTTAACAACTTTACAGATATGTCGCCAGATGCAGCTGCTTATGCTGCAAATTGGGGAGTAATATTCAATCTTTATGCTGGATTTGCCGGACTACAAAGAAAGGATTTACTCTTTATTGCTGACTTACCAAGAAATATCTTCGTTCAAGGTAGCAATTACTTGACATTATCCAATCCAACAAATAACTTCCCAGTTAACATTTATCTACCAATACAAAATGTAATAGCTCCATTTAATACAAGCTATGCTACAACGTACGGTACATGGGGTCAAGTATATGACAACAACTTAGGCAACTTTGTATGGGCTCCATTCTCTGGTTTTGCTGCAGCAGCAATGACAAACACAGATACAAACTATCAACCATGGTTTGCTCCAGCAGGTTTCACAAGAGGTAACTTAACAGGCTCTGGTATTACTGATTTGGCAATATATCCAAACCAGAAACAAAGAGATCAGTTATATAATATTTCAGTTAACCCAGTAGCGTTCTTCCCAAATGAAGGGTTTGTAATATATGGTCAAAAGACCCTATTGAAACAACCAAGCGCATTTGATAGAATTAATGTAAGACGTCTATTCTTAAATCTTGAAAAAGCAACAGCTGCAACGGTCAAGTACTTTGTATTTGAACCAAACACGGTCTTAACAAGAACAAGAGTAGTTAACACATTAACACCTCTATTCACGAACGCTAAGAACACAGAAGGCTTATATGACTTCTTGATTGTATGTGATGAACGTAACAATACACCTTCAGTTATTGATGCTAACGAATTGGTTGTTGACATTTACTTAAAGCCAGTTAGAACGGCTGAGTTTATATTAGTCAACTTCTACGCTACACAAACAAGTCAAAACTTTAGCGAATTAGTTGGTTAATACT